GAAGAAATAACTTGCTTGAAAAACAGGATTAACGAATTAGAAAAACAACTTGATAATCTGCGCCTGAGCAGAAGAGTCTTAATGGATTTATTGGAACAAGTAGAAAAAGAAAAAAACATTCTCTGTAGCCGGACAAGATTTTTGGCAAAAACGGACAAGATTTTTGGCAAAAATTATATCACTTCTCAGAAGTATTTCCAAGGTTTCACTCTCTTGTGTCAGCCGCCTCATAATGAAGCGATTCATGCAAAAGAGTGGGGTTATTAAAGACTTCCAGGAGGGAGCAGCCGAGTGGCCGCCCCTCCTTTTGTCTTGCCGATTAAGCGGTCTCTGAGCCTTCCACTTCAGCGGCCAGATACTCGGCCACTGGGACGATATACTCTTCAGGGAGGGATTCAATATCTCTTTTCTCCCTTTTAACAAGTGCAGCATATACAGGAATCATGTAATTCTTGATTGCCGCCATTACTGTACACCTCCTTGTGTTAGTGTGTTGACACGCTCTTCAAGTGTGTCAATCTTTGCATTTAATGCAAGAATTTCTTCAAATAGTCCGGCGACGGCCTCATAGAGGTCGATATTCAGCTCCTGAGCTTTTTCTACCTTTTCCCTCTTAATTTCAGAGAGAGGTTTTGGGTTTAGCAATTTAGGCATTATTCAAACGCACCTCCAAATCCAGATATTGAGACTTCGCCTTCATACCCCGGGTTTTTGATAATATGGAATCGGATATTTACGCCCCATTTAGTAGCCGTTTTCTCCGAGTTGATGAAGTTATAAACCCGATTTATGAAGACCTGCGCTGTGATGTCTTCCCATGTTGGATTATCATCAAAGGCATTATTACAAGCGTACACATGAGCCTCTGCGCCTTCGATATTCCATGTTGGAGTGACAAGGACTTTGGTTGCCATCTCATCGGTCTCAAACGGAGCCGGGAACTCGAACAAAATTTCGGTTTCATTTTTGCTAAAGTTAAAGACCCTAATCGCCGTTGCAAAATTTGCATCCATAGCCTCAATCTTGAGAGCATGGTTACCATTTGTCAACATGAGCCACTTTTCCTCTGTGAGGGTAATTGTGGCCTCGACGCCGAGCTGTGCGGTATATGTTCGGATAAATTCATCGTCAATTTTTTCTGTAACAATCACCTCATCGCCCTCGACATCGTTCACGATGTAGGTTTTGGAGAAGGCTCCTGTCTGTTGCCCGAGGTCAGTATCCACTCCCGAGATGCTGGGCGCGGCGTTGACACGCTTGAAAGTGAATGTCCTGTATGCTGTGCCGCCCTTACCATCGCTGACCTCAATCCTAATTGTGTTGACCGAGTTAATTGCTAAACTAAAGAGCTTCTCGTTAGATATTTCAAGTGTGAGCGTCTCACCCTTCGGAGCATTGTTTATTGTTCTGAGTGTTTCAGTATTGAGCTTCTCAACAACCGTCAGAGTATCTCCGTCAGTATCGTTGACTGTGTACTCAATTTGAAAACCGAGGTTTTTGTCTCCGAGGTTTTGGTCAGTTCCTGAGATGGTCGGAACTGCATTCACTCTTTGGAATGTCCATACTCTTGTAGCTGTGCCACCTTTGCCATCATTAACAGTTACGGATACAGTATGGGCACCGAGACTGAGACTTGTGACCGGGACATTGATGCTGTAATTTTGCCCTCTGATTGCATTTGTGAAGTTTTTTATCTGCGCGCCGTCAAGATATTCTGTAACCGTGAGCACATCAGTCGCATCTGCATCGTTTACCGAATAATTGATTACAAAGTCTGCATTTTTGTCCCCAAGGTTTCGGTCTGTATCAGAAATCAGTGGGGCAGTGTTCAGCACTTCAAGGACGGGCCGCCAGCCGATGTCGTCGTAGCGATACGACGCCGAGTAGTAGTCCCAATAGCGGGCCGAATAGTAGCCGCGAACCACACGGCGGGCGGAATCTCCTGAATAAGTTTCTTGACACCATGAATAAACGCCAGCCCAATGCCAGAAATCACCGTGAGTGCTTGTATAGTCAGCTGTCACAAGATTAGAGTCGAGGTCTGCTGAGGTAGGGGCAGGGAGTCCTGTAATGACCTCCTCGCGGGTGATAAATCTGTCCCATTCATTCGTAGCAGGAGAACCGCCGGAATAGCTGTCACTGCCACTCCTATAATTATTACCGCCCGTCAATACTCTCAGCTTATACTCAGCTCCGTCAATAGTGATGGTTTTGCCGAAAATACGGTTGTCGCTGTTGAGGTCGTTCCATGACACATTAACAAGGATAACCCTGTCGCAAATAAGGAGTGTCTTATCTCCATCCTTGATTTTGTGCCACTTAAGCTGATTCGCTTCGGCTGCCGGAGTGTTGCCGATGACCCAGCTCGACATCGTGGTTAAGGTGTTAAAGTCTGCAATGTCCCCGGCTGTACTCTGACCGTTAGGTGCAGAGCTGATGCGCCATGGTTTTGTGGGTCGTGGCTGTATAACTCCGTTTTTGTACAGTCCGCCGAGATTGACTGTTCCGAGATATTCTGCCAAAATAAATCTCTCCTTCCACTTTGATATATGGGTATGGTGCGAAAATCTTCTTGCAGAGGTTGAAGCTGCATGCCCAGCGTGCATATCCGAGCCATGAGCTCACAGCCTGAACGACTTCCTTCTTAGTCATCTCCCCGGCCTTAAGTTTTTCGTCCATACGCTTGATACGTCGCTTCATCGCCTGTTTTGATTTATCCCTCAAAAGGCGGTGAGTTGTCCAGATTTTGAAGCCGTAGGCGTTGACGCCCTGTTCCAACGGGAAAATCTTAGTCTTTTGGTTAGTCTCAAGCCCCAGTCTCTCCCGAAGAAACGTCTTAATTTTTTCAAGGTACTCTCGGGCCTGCTCTTTTGTTGGCGTCACGATGCAAATATCATCCATGTACCGAGTGTAATATTTTACCTTGAGGAACCTTACGCAATACTGGTCGAGCTTGTCGAGGTAGATGTTCGCCATGTCCTGCGATGTCACGTTCCCCAGCGGTATTCCTTTTTCTCCTTCTGGGCTTGAGTCAATGATTTTGTAAAGAAGCCGGAGGAACTTTTCATCCTTAATTTTCTTTTTAAGGATTCTCTTCAGGATGTCCCGGTCGATGGAGTAAAAGAACTTTTTGACATCTATTTTGAGAATCCATCCACCGCCGTGCTTCCATTTGCACACCCTCATGTTATGCTGAAGGTGTTCGACCGCCCGATGATTCCCTTTGTCCTCTTGGCAAGCAAACGAGCCTTTGATAAATACCGGCTTATAGACTTCCTTGAGCACATTGTGAACCGCGAATTGTACAGTTTTATCGCGAATATGAGGAGCAGAGACAATTCTCTCCTTCGGCTCAAAAACCTTGAACCGAATGTACTCCCCAACCTCATATTTTTCATCCTTTAGGTCTCGCCACAGGTGGACGAGATTCCTTTCTCTGCACATATCAAAGATGACGGCTTCCTTTCGGAATTTTCGGTCACCTCGTTGTGTCTCATGGTATCCCCTCACTATGTTGTCGAAGTCAACAACTGCGTCAAACAGCGGATTTTTAATGTTCGTCATAATGGCATCCCTTTCATGAAGCAGCTTGGCAGTTATGACATTGTTCATGTGTTTACACCGTTTACGCGGTGAAGGATTGCCCCTCCCTTGAAGTATTGCAAGGACTCGCCGATGAAGCCGTGACCGCATTGGACGAAAAACTTACAGGGCGGGCCGCCAGCCGATGTTGTCGTTGCGATTCGACGCCGTGTTGTAGTTCCAATAGCGGGCCGAATTGTAGCCGCGAATCGCACGGTTGGCGGTCATACAGGGACAACCCTGTGGGTTAGTTATTTCTTCGAGTAGTGGGCCTTTATCAGGCCGCCGCATATCCGCCCGAGTTCGGAGATTTTTTCTTGCAGCTCATAAGCTTTCTTTTGGGTGATGTATTTCTGATTCCTTGCTATCCCGAAATGAATGAGCAGGAGTTTCAGGTCTGCGTCCACTTCCCGGAGGTAATGGATGCGGTCATCCGTCTTGAGTGCGCTATACATCATCGTGTTTCGGATGACTCTGTAGCACGCCTGTTTTATCTCTTGGCAGAGGCAAAACTTCTCAGACTGCGGGAAGTTTCTCAGAAGAGGATAAATCGTGTCGAGGAAGAGTTCAGCTTTCTTTTGAAGCATGGAAGGCTCCACGAATCAAGCACCTCTTTTCTCGTAACCTCTCAATCTCTTGTACATCCCCGTAATACTCAAATCCATAGTCAGTGAATTTGATTGTCGCTTTCTTATCAGTCCCCATGATGACACCAGACAGAACGAGGTCGTCATCCTTCAGGTTGGAGCATTCACCGTCGCACAGAGGAACCAATTCGCTGAACAAGTTGCCTATCAGGCAGCTCAGTTCTCTCCTCGGGCATGCCACCTTATACATAGATTTTTCGCACCACCGGGTCATAGATACCCTTGCTGAGTTTAATATTACTGAGCGAACTGAAGTTCTCAAGAAACACGTTGTTCGTCATGTTGTTCAAGGTTGCATCCTTGACAACCTTGAGCTCGGCCTGAAGCTGTGCGATAGAGGCATCCTGTGCTATAGTCTGAGCGGTTACTGCTTGGATGCCGTCATCCATATGGCCGAGATTGTTCGCACTTAAGGGCGTTCCGTTCTGAATAATCTCGCCTGTCTCTTCATCGACAATATGGTCTACCCATCCGACTTTGTTATAAGGATTCAACGCTTTCAACCTCCATTTCTGTAAAACGATACTTAAAGGCTACATAGAGCCCTTTGCTTTGTGGCTTTGTGAAGACCCTGTCGGTCAGCGCGACCACATCTCCATCATTGTCCACAAGCTGCACATTTGAGACACTGCCGACCACTGTGTCGTCAAAGTAGACGTAAATTCTCACGATATCTCCCTCAACAACAGACTTGAAAATCGGCCTTGTCTGTGGAACTCCATCAAGGTTGTATGCTGCATGATGGATAGAGTCCGCGAACCTTTGAGCTTGTTTGTTTAAGCCGACATCTGTCAATGTCTTCATAGTCATTCATCTCCTTTCGTCATGGTTTTCTCTGATGCGAGAGGATAAATCACTCCACCGTCATGAGCCGAAGACTTAACCTCCGAGAGGGAATCGAAGCCATAATAAAGTGAACAATTTTCCTCATGATACGCCTTCTTTGAAGTCATTGTCCGACCTGTTAGAGGATACTCTTTGATAGCTCCGATGCTTTGAGACTGAACTGCACCCTCCGAGTCCACCATATACCCGACACACACCGCGACAGGAAAGATACCGCATACAACAGTCCCGCAAAGAGGATAGCCAGAAAATCCAGCTTGCCCCATCGAGCGGATTCTAAAGACGTTTCCGCTGTCCACGCCGTAATTAGGCTTTGCACTTGCTTCCTTGACCTTCATCACCTCGGCGTCTATGATACGGATGTCGTTGATGCCACTCGGATTTTTGCCCCGAAGGAAAATAATAAACTCTGCCCATCTCTCCGGGTCTGTCTTGTAAAACGGCTCGATGTAGGATTGTTCATATCCGAGGGCCTTGAGGGCAAGGAGGACTCCTTCCCTTGTTCCGGCTTGCTCCGCAATAATAGCCTTCATGGAAAGCCGTGTCCTGTAAGCTTCTATATCCTCACCCTTAAGTCGGGGCATATCCCGGTCTTTACCATGTTCCGGGAGCATGACCTCGCTTGCGCTGATGACCATTGACTCAGCCCGTACCCGGAAAATGTCCCTCTTGGTATCGTCAAACAACTTCCCGACAACCTTGAAGAAGATATAAAACTGATTCGCTGCCTTTTTGCCTTTTCTCAGTGGAGTAAAGAGGAGGCTAAACATGTACTCGCCGAATTCCTTAAACCCCGCCATTGCCTCACGTCCTTTCCACTGTCACCGATACCTCACCGAGAATGATGACCTTATCACTTTCAAGGAAGACATCCTCACTCGGAACCGTAACCTTGACATTACGGACAGACGTAACCTTGCTTTTGACAGCATAGACAATATCGGCGTGAGTGAGCTCGTTGAGCTCCCGGTTTTTCCGTATCTGAAGTAGCTCTGAGATAGCAGCCTTCACGCTGTCAGCGATGCCGTCGTCTGCCATTGTATCCGGGATGGTTACAATAACAGAGACAGGCTGCTCAACGGTCGTGGAGCTCTTTACAAGTACGTCGTCATAGTTTCCGCGAATCTTCTCGACCTCGGCCCGTACCTGTGCAAGTAGGCCCTCCGTCGCTTCTCCCGCCGTCCCAGTGACGATAATATCGACAGTTCCTTGACCTCTTGGGTGCATATCATTCACCTTGACAAAGAGCACACCCGGAACCTGTTCGCAAACATTCTTATATTTTTCAGCGATTGGCCTTGTGGCGAGCTCAGACCATGAGCGGAGGGTACGCTCCCGGAGACTCTCGATGTCCTCAATGTCACTGCCTTCCCGGACTATCCAGTCCGAATCATTAGAAACAGTGCAGCCTCCCTCCAAATACGTCAGAGAGCGTGTTATTTGTCCCGGTGGTACATTGTATCTTGAGCCTTCCTGTTCGGCTTCTACAAGGACTTTAACCGTTTGAGCGCCCTTCTGAAGAATAGTGTCCTGTAAAGCAAAGAAGCGGAGCTCTTCGCCGTTGACATCCTTGATGGTCTTAAAGACGTGGCCTTTGGCAATGCGGATGGCCTCCGAGCTTTCTCCTCTTGTCACCGTTACATAGCCCTGCGTTTTAAGGGCTTCTTTTTGCTTCTTGCCGAAGTCCGCAGCTTTGAGTTTAAGCCATATCCCCTCAGCATGAGTGATAAACATATTATTGAGCACACTACGGAGGAGCTTGATGAGCTCGATACGAATGCGGAGAACAATCATCAAGAGGGTGTAAAAAATACCACCTGAGTTGAAGTTCGTTATTAAAAAGCCCTCGCTTTTAAGCTGAGCGACAGTCTCCTCCTTGAGTTCCTCGATATCCGGGACAGGAAGAATCTCATCAAGAATCTTTTCATCAATCAATCTCAATCACCTCCACATTCACCCTGTCGACCGCGACACTCACACTGTGGGCCTTAGAATCTCCGATAAAGCAAAAGGTCGTGAGCACCTTAAGCACGTCACCCTCAAGCTCTACCTTGGTTGAGATGGTCTCGGGGTCGACAATTTCTCTCCTTTCAAGCTTTTCTCTTATGCGCTCTTTGACTTCTATAATGGTTAGTTCATCGTCCTCGCTTTGCACAAAGTCAAGAAGCGACCAACCCCATTCTTCGTCATAGAACAACTCGCCTGCTTGTGTCATTGCTTCAAGCCTGATGTCCTGCATGATACAGTCAAACCCGGACACAGTAGGCGCATCACCAGTGGCCGCCTGAGTGAGTTGCCACGAAGAGTCAAGCTTGATATCTGTATCATTTAAGCCCGCCATCAAACCACCTCCCCAATAATGCACGGATTAAGCTCACCGTATAGGAGTCCGACCGCGACGGTTTTTCCTGGCTCAACATTTATTTTTGAAAACACACCGGGAATCTCCGGGAAGCGTTCGTCAATCTCGCCAGTTTTGTCAAGAATCTTGAGACTGTATTCGTACCACTCACCATTAAATGATGCTCGCACGACCCTTGCGCGCATAAAGCCGGGGAGCTGCAAGTGAGGGAAGTTGGCGGCGAGCTGCTTTGCTATAACACTTTTGACCATTTCCTCAAGCATTGCTCTCCCTCCTTC